CCCATATCGGGGCCCCCACTTGGTGCCACTCCGGCACCACCCTTCTCGATTGGAGGTGAATCTTGTGGTAACACTTGTTCGTGCTCTCACAACGGGTGACTACCTCGTCTGCGAAGCTTGGGGATCGTTTGTCCTCAAGTATCAAGGATTCGATCAGGTCTATCACGACGTAGGTGGCATCGCCATCCTGCTTGGTGATCAGGCTACCCTAGGTGAGGAGACTACCGAGAATGATGACTTCGGTTATCTGAATCAGTCTCCTGACTGTTATGGGCGCCTTCGCGACCGTGGAGTAGTACATCTCCACTCAGCGGGGCGGATCGAGTGTAGTCAGTTGGCCCTGGTATCAGAGCCCGCCGGTTCGTCTGGGGAGCCGCCAAACGTACAGATACAGTACGGGAGGCTCTTCCTGGATGTTGCGGACGTGCCGTACCTCGCTTCTGAGGTCGTCACGTGGGGCAATGATGCCTCCACAGCGACACAATTCACCGTCGGCACTGGATCCATTCGGCAGTACGGCATCTGGTTCACAACTGAACCTTATGATGTCGCGCTTTCCGAGGAGATAGTGTTTGACGGCGACTATGCGAGGATCGTCCGATCTTTGCATGTCGACGAAACGGTTGTTGTGGGAGGTACCAACGTTGAGCCGTACGACCAGAAGACGGTCACTTTCCTGAAGCTAGCGCCTCAGGAAGGTCGTCTCTATTCTTCGGCTTACAGGGACTATCCCTGTAGTCGTGACCAGGACGGAACGTGGGTTGTAACCCTCGGTTCGTATACCTGGCCGGTCGTCGACTTTCCTCCGAACCTGGATGCGATTCTCGAAGAGGTACCATGGGTTCGCGGTTTTCCGCACATGGTTCCAAAGAGAGAACTTGGCACTCCAGGTGGTGTCTCCGAGACAATGGACGAGGTTGAGCGAAGGCTCTCAAGCGTAGAACTCTTGCGCTATGTTGAGTCAACGTTCTCCTACAACCACCCCGGGTTGGGCGTAGAGATGTCTGTACAAGACTATCGAAGCCTGTACATCGGGGAAATGTCACGGAACATCAGTGAGCAGCAGGACTACGTCTCCGCCGATATGTTCTTGGCGGCCTTCGACCTGGCAAACATCGTCCAGTCACTAAAGAAGTGGGAAAGTCTTGCGAGGAAACTTGCAGACCTACTTGCTTCCCCACGTTCAGCGGAACTGTCGCGGAAAAAGTTCCGGACATTCGCTGAGTTCGTGAAGTGGTTGGCCAACGTGAACCTAGGTGTCGAATACGGGATATTACCTTCCGTATCCGACGCGCGTAGTGCCTTTGAGGGTATCCTGAAATTCGCTAACGCGAAGCAGGAACCCAATAGGTACCACACGAGACGTAGTTCGCAGCTTGCACTCTCTCCAACTAGCCTGATAACCACGGTGGAAACGCTCGTGGCTGAGGTCGATAAGACCCCTAAGGATTTCTTGGAGGGCTTCACGTATGGGTACATCCGCGAGCTCCGGCGATGGGGTATCTACCCCGGTGTCGAAACTCTGTGGGACGTCATCCCCTTCTCCTTCGTCCTGGATTGGTTCGTGGACGTAGGTAAAGCCGCGGCGACGTACGACCTCGAGACGTACATACAGTACTTCCCGATTTCGCACGTATGCTGGGGCACAAGAAGGACGTGGAGTGTGCAAGTGACGGACCTGTGGCCCGATCTAGTGGGCCTGTCTGGCGAGGTGCAATTCATCCTCTATACCAGGCAGATACTACAAGAACTCCCACTTCCCTTCATCACACTCGAAGAAGGGGACGGTCCGATGGATCATTGGACCGAGGGCCTATCGCTTGTCGTGTCTCGACGGCGTAGGTAGTCAGTCACCCTGCATACCGTAGGGTGCATCTTACCGGTGACCAAGGTTACTTGGTTCGCCGCGAAAGGAGGGAACTCGATGGCAAAGAGCTTCGTCATCGGACCCACCGATACGGTGATCGCAGGCAACAGCGGCCCGGCGGAGGTCAACACCAACCTGAACTTCGCTGACGATTTTCGGATCGTCTCGAGTCAGGCTGGCGAGGTCATCGCCACCAACGTTACCTGCCCGGTCGACCAGCCGGAGACGCTGCGCTTCTCCCAGCGGAGGATCGCAAACGTCTACAACGGCACGGACATCGATCAGTCCGCGTTCCTGCCCACACGGGACGGGACCGCTACGCTGATCGAGCTGCGCCAGCGCTGGATCGAGGTCGATTCGGAAGACTCGACCTACCGGAAGGCAGTGCCTGTGAAGGCCGCCATCACGCTGACCGTACCTTCGTACGGCAACGTGTCGGCCGCCCAGGTCCAGGATCTGGTGTACAGGGCCTTCTCGGCCCTGTTCTACACCGGAACCCCTGGTCCGGAAGGCATCGCCGATCTCCTGCATGGTGTCCTCGCGCGCCCTGACTTGCGCTAACGCGCTCGCCAGGGTTCGCGACTGACCCAGCAGCCGTGTCGTGTCAAGATCCAAGAACCGTGAACTCAGTTCATGGAAAGTCGTCTTAACACGGTTGAGGCGCGGGGAGACTTCGTGGAGGGGAAATGCTCTCTCCACTAGGGACCATGAGACCTACACGGAAGCGATTCTAATGTGGGCAATGGTGCTGAACGATCTCTCCAATCGGTACGAGGGTTTTGGCAGCTATAGGGACCACGTGAACTTTGCCGTTAACGCGGCGTCGGTTGACGTGGGCGATCTAGCCGCCTTCTTGTCGGCTGCTGTGGCAACGTGGAGATCCTACTCGGATCCTTCGCTGCGCCCCAGCAATTGGACTGCCGTTCAAAGGCAGTTTAAGCTGGACTACCCCTTCGCAGGGGTGATCCTTGCGCCGATCAGAAGTGCTGTTGAACTTTTCCTTAGCAGCCCAGGCCCTAGCACGTTTGCTCCTGTGTATCAGTTCCTTTCTTTTCCGGTGCACCTGACTCTCGTTGACATCCAGATGGATGCGATACTTGAGTCGGAGTACATTGGTAGGGAACAGGAGCTGGCCCGCTTCACACCCGATTTGGTCCTCGTTAAGTACCTCAACGAGATCATGAGGGACTGGCTTCGTGACTTCAGAGTCGAACCTAATACGTTCGTCCCTAAGCACGGACCCGGTGGTGTAGCGGAGCTTCAAGGAGACGTTTCATGGTATTCCAAGTACAAACTCGTACAACCGGATCCCATGATGCGTTACGTCTTCAAGAGGTACGCTGGCCTTGACGTCGATGAATATGCCCCATATGGTGACGGGCGGGAAACCACTCGTCAATCACGCATAGTGTTTGTGCCTAAAAGCATGAAGACGAAGCGTGTGATTTCCATGGAGCCGGCCACCCTGATGTACTTCCAGCAGGGGGTCGACGCGCAGATACGAGAGTATGTGCGTGGGCATCGTTACCTCAGTGCTCGGATTGACTTCAACAATCAGTCTAAGCAACGTGAGGCGGCGATCAGGGCAAGTCGCGAGAGGGACATGGCTACGGTTGATCTTTCGGCCGCAAGCGACACGATCTCGTACGACTTGGTCAAGCGTGTATTCCATGGTACAGCGCTATATCCCTTCCTGGTCGCACTGCGCTCACGGAGCACTGTGCTTCCTTCGGGAAAGGTTGTAGCGTTAACGAAGTATGCGCCGATGGGCTCGTCATTGACGTTTCCCATCGAAACGCTGCTGTTCGCCTGTATTGTGGAATGTGCCGAACGCTACGTCAAGCGGAATACCGGGATATCTGATTTCCGGTTCCGCGTGTACGGGGATGACATCATCGTGCCGAACCTGTCTCTCGACAGGACGGTGTCTTTTCTCGAGCGATCTGGTTTCTCGATCAATCGGGACAAGACGTACGCAGACGAAGCACGGTTCAGAGAATCGTGCGGTTGTGATGCGTATGATGGCGTCGATGTTACGCCCATGAGGATCAGCCGAAGATTCTCGGCTCGTAGGGCGGCATCAAGGACCCCCGGCGTTTTTGCGGCTTTGGTGGATATGGCGAACAACGCCTACGTTCACCAATTCTGGCTGCTGCGTCGCTACGTGATCCACAAACTCCTGTATAAGGATAGTGGTGAGCTTAGCGCCTACATCCCGCTGTTCTCGGGGGATGCTAGGTACGGCCTTCTCTCTACTGAGCCGACGAACTTCCTAACCACCCGGAGGTGGAATGAAGGACTTCAGCGATTCGAGAGAAGAGCAGCCACAGTCGTCTCCTACCGTTCGGTCGCCAGTCCAAGCGTCGCTTGGAATTCGGACCGAAAAGCGTTTGAAGACGGCTGCGTACGTCCTGTTGATTTCGATGATTGTCGCTATTTCGAGTGGTTGCGTGCTGCTTACCAACGCAGCATTGACAGCCAAGTTCATCATTTCCCGATAGGGAAGATGGACGAGCTCGACGGCGACATTGTCAACGATCACAGGTCATACGTCGGTAGCACCGGGACGTCACTCTCGAGAAGGTGGCTTAACGACCCACCTGAGTGACGTGTACGGCGCCTGGTAAAAACGGCGAAAGCCTCCTTCCAGGTAGTAGGGTTGGTGTGGGGACAGGGCTATCCATCGGGTAGCCGTGCGGGAGCAGTCAGTGTTCTCGCACACGCAGGTTCTGGCTGGGAG